AGCCCCTCTAAGCCCTCTTCCTATGTCTGGGTAGCCAAAAGAGCTACAGAGCCTCTACGGTGCCTCCTACGCGATTCTAGAGGCATACCTACTTTTCTAGAATAAATTTGACCTTAGGTCTTGAAGTTTGACCCCAAGGCCCCTATATAGTATATACTAAGAGATAGCATTAGGTACTCCGTAGTTTATTATTCTTAGTATAGATTCATTTATTCCTTAAGGTACCTCCTAGACTCTCTAGGATACCTTAGAGTCCTACGGAGTCTTACAGAGGTCTCCTAGAGTATAGCATCTATATTTTTGTCTACCATTCTTAAAATAGTTCTTGACTTAAGGCTCAACTTAATGTATAATACTCTTAAGTCAGATAAGACTATTCTTGTCTTCATTCTTGCGAAGAAGAACTTTGGTAAGTTCCTTGGTCTCATAAACCAAAGGTTGAAGGTTCGATTCCTTCCTTCGCAACCAACTTAGGATGTAACCTCGGATGCCTATTGTAGACCCTAAAACCCTTTACAATGCTCAAGGGGTAGCTAAGACTCGTAAGTTCATTCTAGAGTTCTGTACTACTGCTGAAGATAGAATTAATTCTACCTTCTCTATTGCAGAGAACCCTAATCCAGAGAAGATTCCTATGAAGGTTCTTTATATGAGTCTTTCTGTCGATGATCCCTCTGAAGCCACCTTCGCAGAAGAGGTCTTTGGTCATCTGGGCTTCTGGCAAGACCTTAGTGAAACTGACCACATGAAGCCTTACATAGAACGCTGGCGGCGAGAAGCAGACCTCAAGCGTAAGCAGAAAGCCTTCAAGACCATCATTGAGACTGCCACCAAAGGCGATACCTCTGCATCCCGTCTGTCTGCTGCCAAATACTTGCTTGAGAAAGCTTGGGAACCTAAAGATGCCAAGGCTCGTAAGCAAGACAAGCAAGATATCAAAGCTGTCGCTGATTCATTCAAATCTGACCTTGAACGACTTCAAGAACAGGGACTATTCAATTAATGGCTAAACGCCCCACTCTGCCCAATATCACTGGACAGTATCTGTCTACCACCCAGATTAATGACGCCTTCCGGGCGATTGAAAGTGCGTTTGACAACACTGTGAGTCGTGATGGCTCCACCCCCAACTCCATGGGGGCTGACCTTGATATGGACAGCAATGACATCCTGAATGCTGGCCTTGTGGCTGCTGAGACGATTACTGTCAATGGGGTGGATATCCTCGACTTCTTCCAAGGCACTCTGCCTAACGAACTTACTGAATACGTCTTTACTGTTTCTGGTGATGGCGCCAGCAGCACTATAGAACTCCCCACCGCCATTGATGATGTCCGTAAGCTGGATATCTCTGTCAATGGGATCAGCCTTCGCCCCACCTTGGACTTTACTGTCTCTGGTCGTACCTTGTCTACTGCCTCCGGTGGCAGCCTTGAAGTCTGGCCTGAAGGCTCCAACAACATCCTGATCCGTATCCGTCGTCAACTTGACCTCGGAGCTATTACGACTGAAGACATCACCCACGGTGACGAACTGCTTTCTGAAGTTCTGGAAAGCCTTTACTCGGCCAATACATTCTATCTTGCAGACTATCTTCCCTCAACTGAACTGGCTAATATTGCTAGTGGGAATACTGCTGCACAAAATGCTACCTCAGTTGTCTCTGCTTTCAACACCTGTCTTGAAGAAGCCCTTGCAGCCACCTTCGCTGTAGATGGTGCCTCTATTGTTGTTCGAGTTCCTGCTGGTGCCTACAGCATCAACAACCGCCTTATGTCGGATACATTCAACAATACGCTGTGGAATGCTCCGACTAACCGTACCCGCTCCCGTATTCGTCTAATTGCTGAAGGCCCTGTAATCCTCCGTCTGCAAGGCTGGGTGCCCGGTCGTGCCTCCATGCGGACTGACGGTATCTACGCCGGGTCCACCGTCATTGCCCCCAACGCAGTCTTTGAATGGTTCCAGCCGACAGGCTTGCAGAACTTCGGCGGCATGTCTGGCCAGTGGATCATCGAAGGGGCGAACAGCCTGACTTCTGACCCGGTGGGCTTCTATTTCTACCGCCTCAATGCCACCCGGCTCGAAGGGATGCTTGAGGTTCGCAACCTGCGGAACCGCAATTTCGTCTTTGACAGTATCTTCAACTCGGAAGCCGAGTACGTCCGCAGCCAAGGCGCCGCTGGCATTTCGCTGACCGAGGCTGGCGGCACCGGCCTTCTGCCAGCAGATACGGTCGTCGGCAACGTCCGTACTGGCATCCGCTACACCCTTTCCGGGGCGACCATCACGCTCAACACGATGGTTTATGACAACGTTGCGGGAACCTACAGCTTTACGCCAGCCAGTATCTTCACCGCAGACCATGTCGGTAAATGGATCGGGCTGGACCGGCAGGGGCAGGAAAACATCCTCGGGGACGACAGCGGCGAGGGCGGGTCAACCCGGCGCAGCACTCGGTGGTTCCAGATTGTCGGCGTCACGGACGGAGCCACTGCCACACTGGCGACCACGCCACCTCAACAGGGCACAACCGGCCAGATGGCCGCACAAAACCGCATGGTATCCTTCGAGGCGCTTACTGTCAGCACCACGGCAGGCAGCACCACAGCGACCCTTTCCATGCCGACCACGACTAGCCTAGTCGGGCTGGAAATCGCCATCGGCGGGGTGCCCTACAACGGTGGACCGACCGACCAGCCGAACATGGTGGCGATGGTGATTGCCCACACTGGCTCGACCTTGACCCTGAGCCATGCGGCGGGCGTTACCAAGTCCGGGGCGCCTTTGGTGCTGGCACCGCAGGTCCACATTGGCAACTGCGCCCACACTTGGGACAAACCGACGAGCCGGAAGTGCGACGACTTTCACATCGGGCGCCTCTGGTGCGAGAGCGGGGGAACGCCTGCGGTGCCGCTGTTTATCCAGCGGACGACAAACGTTACGCTTGGTGAACAGTCAAAGCTGCACGGTTCGCCTACCTCCACGCAAAACTTCGGCGCCAACTGGTGCTGTGTGTTCGGTGGTGAGATCGGCGGGCGGTGGCAAGGCCGCTTCACCCACTCTCGGCATTCCCGTCGATTTGGTATGTTTACCTTTACCGGTGATCGTACTGAAGTCACCATCAACGGCGAACTTTCCTCGTGGACTCCTGACGACCAGACCTCGATCTTCTACCTTGATCCAGCCAATGTTGCTACCACTCGAATCTGGGACATCTACTTCAACGCCCATGACTATGCCTCCGGCTTCCCGATTACTGCCGGTGGCCAAGTGTTCGAACGTGGTGGTGCTAACTACACTCCGGGTCGCGTAAAGGCCGGTGCCAGCCAGCGTAACCCTCGTGGTGAGCGTCCCTCTTGGCCTCCTGCATTCCTGCCCACCTCTCGTGCTCCTGCTTGGGGTACCACCCGCGCAGATGCCGAGGCAGCAGTTGCGCGTGGCTGGGTGCCGGAAAATGGCGTGGTCTACAAGATCGGCGGGTTGGATTTCATCGGCCAGACCGGGGCCACGGCGAATGCTGCTCTGCCGGGGCTGGTGCCGCACGGCGCCCCGACGCGGGACCATTTCAGCAACCATGCCGAGTTCACCGCCTACATCGCATCGCTCTGGCCGAACGGCGGTTTCCCGACCCCGACCATGACGCGGTTCGACCTGCCGCCGCAGAGTATCGACATCATGTCCATCGGGGTGGTGCCGAGCAACCTGTCCGGGGATGCGGCGAACAACCGGGCAGCCATTCAGGATGTGATTGATTGGCTGGCGGGCAAGACCAACGGGGGCACGATCAGCGGCACGGGGTTCCACCCGCAGTTCAGCAATCCCATCATCACGCTCGACGCGGCGTTGATCTGGAAACCCAAGGTCAGCTTCGAGTTTGGCCCGAATGTCCGTTTCCGGGCGACTGCGGCAATGGATGCCATGGTCGATACCCCTGCGGCGCCTGACACGTTCATTCGGGACGTGAAGATGCTGGGCGGGTATTGGGACGCTGGTCAGAATGCGGATCGGTGTTTCCGCATCCGTGAGTTTGAAAATCTCACCTTCGGCGGACCGAACATGACCCTGCACCGCGCAAAGCGGAACGCGGCGACTTTCGGAGACCCCTTGCAAGCCGATAACTGCTATGGGCTGAAATATGTTGGCGGGTTCATCACCAATCATAATACCTCCTACGGCGTATCGGCAGTTGCCGGGATTGAAATTCTGCAAGGGCTTTCCGATAGCGATATAGAGGGATTGACCATCATCGGCTATCCGGTCGGCATGACTGGCAAGCTCTTTGGAAGCAGGGTGCAGCGTATCCACGCATGGTCCTATCCGCTCACCCAAGGGCCGCTGCAAACCGCAATTCAGGTGGACGGCGGGCGCAACAGCTATATCCAGTGTCAGAGCGATAACCCCTATACGGTCGGATATGACATTATTGGCGGTTCGCACTATCGGTTCGACAAGTGCACCAGCACGATGGGGGTGGACGATCTGGCCGACCCCGGCAAGCCCGCCACGGGCACGATCAGCGTATTCCGGGTCGCGTCTGGCGTTACTGGCGTGCAGTTCGAGCAGTGCTTCGGTAATGACCGCGACCTGAGCCGGTTCGGCACTTGGGCCATTGGTGACCTGTCCGACACATGGATTGACGACAGCAACTATAGCTGGTGGGGGCCTGCGCCCGTCCCCCGTCGCTGGGGTTGGGTCGATACGTTCGCGCAATTCGATCCAGTGACGGGCACCAACCCCACGATCATCGCCACGCAGAATTGCTCTGTGAACCGCTTTGGCGATGCAGACTACAGCATCGTGATCGACGAGGACATGAAATCGACCCTCTATCAAGCGGTGTTCGAGTTCGTGCCGGTAGCGGCTGGCACGGCGCTTATCCCGTCGATCACGACGAAAACGGCTGGTGCCTGCCGCTTCCAGATCAGGAACGACGCAGGCGCCCTGACAATGCCCGCGCGCGTAACGGTGCGCCTGATCCCCCTGAAAACCCGGTGAGGCTGACATGACCGCACTTCCGAACCCTCAAGTACAGTCTTCTGCCTTCCGCACCTATACGGAAGCAACGAATGCTCGTATAGCTCCCGGTGTCAATGTTATCTTTGTTGGTGATTTGGCCTATGAACGAGACAGTCTTGGTACCGCTCTGACCACCCGTGGTGGGTTTAAATGGTCCCCGATGGGTCAGCCTACGTTGGCTCATTGGGGCGTTACCGGTGTTCTCCATAACAGTCAGCCGTCTGTCCAAGGGTACATGGCTACTCCGACAGTAGACGAGACTACTGCAATTCAAGCAGCCTTTGACTGGGCTGTAGCCCGTGGTGCAGTGCTTCGTGGTGACCCTACCAAAGTCTATGGTGTTACCGCTCCCGTTGTTTTTGGTGCCCGTAACTCTGGTACTGCAAAGAACAACTCACGAATTGAAGACCTGAACCTGAAGGTTATCGGAGGCACTTGGACTCCCGGCACCCGGTCTGGTACTGATCCTAACCTGTGGACTTACGGTCAGGCTGTATTGACAATCGGGAAGGCTTTGTCTGCTGGTAGCGCAGGTAAGCCTGCTATTGCGGCTTGGAATGTGCGAGTTGACGCCAACCGTATTGCCCCTGTTCCTGTGCACTTTATGGGTGCCAGCCAGTCTCTGCAAATGCATGTTACAGGTGAGCGTGGCACTGAGTGTGACTTCCTTGTTGGTTGGCCGGGAGACAACTCTCCTGCACCGATTGATCTTGATGGTTGGTCTAACACCGCCAGCACCTTTATCGGTTGTAAAGCCCGTAGCTTTCTGTTCAGTGAACGTGCTGATGGAACGATTGCTTCCGACGACAATACCGGCTGGTGGGGCTTGACTGGTCGTACCTCTCACGGTCTCGTTGTCCGAGGCTCTGACCAGACTTTTGATAGCTGTGTTGTCTCCACCGGCCTGCACTCGCTAATCTTGTGTAAGTCTTTTAGCAACAAGTTTATCGGTACTAAGGTTTGGAATGGTGAGCCTGCAAATGATCCTGCCAGCGTAACCGCTATCATTACTCCCGGAGCCTCTGGCTATGAATTTGATGTCTGTACCTTCCAAGACGGTCGTGTCAAGATTGGCTCCTTCGAAGGTAAGTTCGTAGGCTGCAAGTTTGAAAAGTTTATTCATCAACAGATTCGGTTTGTTTCTAGCACTGTTGGTGAAACCGCAGCAAAGTTTGTCTTTGTAGGTAATTCGACTGACGAAGATGCCCCTGTTGTAGAGACTGAAGGCTCTGGCACTTGGGGCGACTTTGCAGGAGCCTTTGTAGCCAATCAGCGTAACACTGGGTTGCCTTTACCTGTTCAAGGTAAGAACAGCGTTCACGGTGGTTTTGAGGTACAGGCAGGTGGCCGCGTTAAAGTTGCTGCAATCTCCTTTACCCCTGTAGCGTCTACTCCCGGTCGGGCCGGTGAGTTCCTTATTGCTGACGACGGTAATATGTATTTCTATACCGGCACCGTCTGGAAACTGATTACGAGCACAACTGTAGTCTAATGAAACCTGAAGAAATCAGACAAGCAGCGGAAAGTGACCTCCTGTTCTTTATCAGGCTGGTTGCCCCTGAGCAAGTGCTTGGTGCTTGTCATGAGGACGTAATTCGTTGGTGGTACCGGGAAGACTCCAAGACTCACCAGCTTCTTCTCTTCCCTCGGGACCATCAGAAATCTCGTCTAGTGGCTTACCGTGTGGTTTGGGAACTGACTCGTGATCCTACTCTTCGGGTGTTGTATATCTCTGCTACTTCAAACCTCGCAGAGAAGCAGCTTGGGTTCATGAAGACTATCATGACCTCTGATATCTACCGTCGTTACTGGCCCAACCACGTCCATGCAGACGTGTCTAAACGTAGCCGGTGGACTACCTCGGAGATTAGCCTAGACCACCCTCTACGAGCCTCTGAGAAGGTTAGAGACCCGTCTATCTTTACGGCTGGTCTTACCACCTCTATCACTGGTATGCATTGCGACATTGCAGTCCTCGATGACGTGGTGGTCCATGAGAATGCTACTTCTAATGAAGGCAGGGAACGAGTCAAAAGCCAGTACTCTCTCTTGTCGTCTATTGAAGGAGCTAATGCCCGTGAGTGGGTTGTGGGTACCCGGTACCATCCTAATGATCTGTACAACGATCTGATGCAGATGGCTACCGATACTTTCGATGATAATGGTGACATTAACGGTTCTGAGCCTATTTACGAGATTTACGAGCGCGCGGTAGAGAACCGTGGGGACGGGACAGGTGAGTTCCTCTGGCCGCGCCAACAGCGTAAAGACGGTAAGTGGTTTGGTTTTGATCAGAAGATTCTGGCCAAGAAGCGGGGACAGTACCTCGACAGGGGCCAGTTTCGGGCGCAGTACTACAACGATCCTACCGACCCTGACAACGTTCCCGTCAGTAAGGATAAGTTTCAGTACTACGAGCGTAAGTTTCTAAAACAAGAGAATGGTTACTGGTATTTCAGGGGTAGCCGCCTTAACGTGTTTGCTGCTGTGGACTTCGCCTTTAGCTTAAACAAGCGGGCCGACTACACAGCTATCGTTGTGGTAGGCATCGACAGTGAAAACCAAATCTACGTCTTGGACATTGATCGTTTTCGTACTGATCGTATTGCTGACTATTTTGAACACCTACTCGTCCTATCGAATAAATGGGGATTTAGAAAACTTAGAGCAGAAGTTACAGTTGCTCAGGCAGTTATCGTCAGACAATTGAAAGACTCTATCAGAGAAAACGGTTTGTCTATTTCCATTGATGAATACAGGCCGGTAGGTAAGACAAAAGCAGAGCGCATCTACGCAGTCCTTGAGCCTCGTTACGACAATGGAATGATCTGGCATTACAAAGGCGGTGAGTGCCAGACTCTCGAAGAAGAGCTTTCCACCCGTAACCCTGCTCACGATGACTGTATTGACGCTCTGGCAGCAGCAATCGACGTAGCAGTAAAACCAGCAAAGAATATTTCTACCATGCGCAAGAATAATATTGTCTGGTCGGAATTGAAATTTAGGGGAGCCGCATGAGCGGAAAAGTGGCAGACTTTGAATCGGTGGTGACTCCCGATAACCTCGCCAGCGAGATTGCTAACCGCTGGACGGAATGGCGTAGCTATCGGGCGAAGTGGGAAGAAGAAAAGAAGGAACTTCGTAACTACCTCTACGCTACTTCTACCAAGACTACCTCGAATGCCGTGTTGCCTTGGTCCAACACAACCACTACGCCCAAGCTGACTCAGATTGCAGACAATCTCCACGCCAACTACATGGCAACCCTGTTTCCTCAGACCAAATGGATGAAATGGGAGGCTCTGGATAAAGAAAGTAATTATCTCCGTAAACGGGATATTATCCAAAGCTATATGGAAAATAAACTCCGTCAATCGGACTTTGTTAACGTAGCGAGCAAACTTGTTCAGGACTATATCCAATACGGTAATTGCTTTGCAACTGTAGAGTTTGAACGTTCTTTCCGAATGAAAGACGATGGTAATCCGGTATTGAATTATATCGGACCTCGTTTGGTACGAATCAGTCCCCACGATATTGTCTTCAACCCTACCGCTGTTTCCTTTGAAAAGACTCCCAAGATCATCCGCTCTATTGTGGACCTTGGGGAGCTTCGTCAAATGATCGAAGACAATCCTGAGCAAGTCTATTTCAAGGAAGTCTTTGACAAGATGGCTTATGCTCGTGGGGCTGTGACCGGCTCTGACGTTCAGTGGTCCAAGTCGGATGGCTTTATTGCAGATGGCTTTGGCTCTATCCAGCATTACTACGGCTCTGGGTATGTCGAATTGCTCCATTTCTACGGAGACTATTACGACATTACTACAGGTGTTCTTATGCGGGACCGGGTAATCACTGTTGCTGACCGTGCCTATGTCTTGAACAACGTAGAGAACCCCTCTTGGAATGGCCGTGCGCCTATTTTCCACGCAGGCTGGCGTGAACGTCCAGATAACCTCTACGCTATGGGGCCTTTGGATAACCTTGTCGGTATGCAGTACCGTATCGACCATCTGGAAAACCTCAAGGCTGACGTGTTTGACCAGATTGCCTATCCGGTTATGAAGATCAAAGGTGACGTTGAAGACTTTGACTTTGAACCCGGTGCCCGTATCTACATGGGTGAAGAAGGTGACGTAGGCTACCTCGTGCCTGATGCCACTGCTCTGCAAGCAGACTTCCAGATTCGTACTCTCGAAGACAAGATGGAAGAAATGGCTGGTGCCCCTCGTCAGGCTATGGGTATCCGCACTCCGGGTGAGAAGACTGCTTTCGAGGTTCAACAGCTTCAGAACTCTGCTTCTCGTATCTTTGAGCACAAAGCAGCACACTTCGAGCGTATCTTCCTTGAGCCTATCCTGAACGCCATGCTTGAAGTCTCTCGTCGTAATCTGGACATTGTTGAGCAAATCTCTGTCCTTGATGAGGCTTCTGGTGCCACTGTCTTTGTCGAGATTACCAAAGAAGATATCGTTGGTAACGGCAAGATTGTTCCGGTTGGTGCCCGTCACTTTGCAGAGCGTGCCCGCAGGGTTCAGAACCTTCAGCAACTCTGGATGGTGAAGCAGAATGACCCCTCTGTGGCTGCTCACCTGTCTGGTAAGAAGTTTGCAAAGATTCTTGCTGAAGAGCTTGGTGAGCCTGATCTGTTTGGTGAGAATATTGCTGTACAGGAACAGATGGAAACCCAAATGTCGGCTCAGGATCAAGAAGCTGACATGATGGAACAGATGCAAATTTCAGCAGAAGTTGGTCTTTAAGGAGATAGAAATGGCTGACAAAACTAAAAATACTGGTGGCAGAGTAAAAAAATTTCCCAAGCCCCCTACCAGTGGGAAAGTGCCTGTTTTTGGAAAAGGGCCGGGCCAAATAATTCCGACAAAAAACAGTAAACTTTGGTATAAAAAACAAACAGGTGTACGCTAATGGGACGAGATGGACCAGAACCAAAGGAAGGCGTGGACTTTCGCTGGGTAAAAGCTGAAAACAGTAACGCCCTTGTACGAGACTTTAACTTTAAAAAAAGCTCTACTAGCGTATCTGCTACTTCAGAAACTAAAGTAAAAGCTAAAGCAAAGGTAAAATCTAAACCTGTTGCAAAATCGTCTTTAAGTGGCGCTTCCCGCAGTACAGATGGTAAGGTAAAAAAACCTTCGGCGCTTAGTGGTGCCTCTCGAAGTACCGCTGGTAAGGTAAAGGCCAAATCCGTTGGTGGTGGGGCCTCGGGTTCTTGGAGTCCCCCTAAGGTAAAAGGCCATAAAGGAGTTCCTTGGCCCCCTTCGATGAAAGGCTACGCCAAGTAATGGACTCCCGTTGGATTAAGAACGGATACACCAAAGACGAGCTAATGGGCTACCGTAATGCCTTTGACGCTCTCAAAGAAATCTTGGTGACTGACTTCAAGAAAAAAGAAGCAGTCCGAGATTACTCCCCCGGCTGGGAGTACAAGCAGATCGCCGTGAACGAGTACAACAGTGCTTTGGATGATCTGATGAAACTTATCACCCTAACCAAGGATTGAAAATGCTTTTTGCTAACGACCAAACCGAAGGTCAAACTACCGCTGAAACTCAAACCCAAGAGGATTGGCTGGCCAAAGTCGTAGAAGTCAAAGGAGAGAAATTCCGAGACGTAAACGTACTTGCCAAGAGTAAACTTGAGTCTGACAACTACATCAAGGAACTTGAGCGTCAGTTGAAAGAAATGCGAGAAGAAGTTGGCAAACAAGATTACGCCTCTAAGCTCCTTGAAACTCTACAAAGCAAGGCAACTCCACAGACTGGCACTCCGAGCGATACCAAGCCCGATGTAAGTGAAGACGTGATCAAGAGCCTTGTCGAGCAAACGCTGACTAAACGAGAGAAAGAAAACACCGCTGCGCAGAACCTTAAACTTGCGCAGCAAGAGCTTGCCAGCCGCTACGGTACCGAGGCACAGGCTCGTGTGACTGCCAAGGCTAACGAACTGGGTATCTCTATGGAACGGCTCTCAGAGCTTGCCAGTGAGTCTCCTACGGCCTTTCTGGCCCTGCTAGGGGAGAAGCCTACCCAACCGGTCAAGCCGCCTGTACAGGGCACTCTGAACACGTCAGCGCCATCGTTCCAAGCACCTAACGACCGCGACTGGAACTACTACCGGAAGCTTCGTAAGGAAAACCCGTCTCAATACTTCAACCCCAAAACGCAACAACAACTCATGCAAGACAAAATGCGTCTTGGAGACAAATTCGGCATTTAAAGGAGTAACACAAAATGTCCATGACTACCGGGAATATGTCCCAACTTATCCGTTCGGAGATTTGGTCTGCCGAACTGAAGGATATCCTCGAAGACGAAATGATGGCTCAACGCTACGTTCGTATGCTTGAGGGTTTCCCTGACGGTGATCAATTCACCATCCCGTCTATCGGCCAACTGCAAGTCGATAACTACGAAGAAGATACTGATGTCCAGTACCGCCCCATGGACACTGGTGAGTTCACCTTCACCATCACTGAGTATCTGTCTTCGGCCACCTACATCACGAAGAAGGCTCAGCAGGATGCGTTCTACGCTTCGCAAGTTGAGTCGAGCTTTGTGCCGAAGCAGAACCGTGCTATCATGGCTCACTTTGAAAACACGACCTTCAAAGCGCCTGAAGTCGGTATTACCGCTAACAGCACCGCTTCGATTGATGGCTTCGAGCATCGTTGGGCAGCCTCGGGTACCGGTGCGCGTATCACGGTTAACGACTTTGCCCGTGCTCGCTACCATCTGAAGAAGTCTAACGTTCCTGACACTGGTCTGGTGGCTATCGTTGACCCTTCGGTGGAGTTCACCATCAACACCCTGACCAACTTGACCTCGGTGTCGGATAACCCCCGTTGGGAAGGCATCGTGTCTACCGGTATCGCCACTGGTATGAAGTTCGTCAAGAACGTCTTCGGTTTTGACGTGTATACCTCGAACTATCTGGCTGATGCTACGGCTGACAACGCTCTGACGAACAAAGCGGACACCCCTGCTAACGTTGACTTTACCACCAACAACGGTAAGGTTAACCTGTTCTTCTCGGCCTTTGAACAACCGTTCATTGGTGCTTGGCGTCAGGCTCCGCAGGTTGACTACGAGTACAACAAAGACAAACAGCGGCACGAGTATGTGACGACTGCTCGTTACGGTGTGAAGCTGTGGCGTCCTGAAAACATGATCCGTGTGATCAGCAAGACCAACATCTAATCTAGGAGGATAGAATGTCTTACACTAACGCTGATGGGCTTTATGTCCTCACTCACAAAGACCAAGGCGAAGTTTTGCTGCAAGGCGTTACCGCGTCT